CAATACAAGAAAAAGTAGTTGCGATAACTGCTAGATGAAACATGGGATGAACGATTCCGTTCCGAGTCGGCTTACTTGCGTCTTCCGAAGAAGATGAACGTATGTGTTAATAATAACACATTTGAACTATTTATGCAACTAAATCCTTAATTATTGTAAGAAACCTTAACAACCTTAACAGATGCTCCATTTGATGCGGCTGTAAGGGTATCAGTTGGATCCTTTTCTAAAAATGCTTCTTGTAGTGTACCAACAGTCAAACTACCTAGCGTTGCACCACCAGAAGTTTTTCTAGTGATAACTAATGCGGCGCTATGACCATTATACAATCTAACAACAGTAGATGTATTAACATTAGAAGCAGATGACAGATTACCCTCAGCAGCTAAGACTTTGACTAACATAGTTATTACTGAAATTTATTAATTATTTATGCTGTAACTTTCTTCTTGCCAATGTTATACTTACTTTCTAAAGTCCATTCAGACTTATCTTTATAAGATAAAACTTTGATCTGACTGAGAGGAGCAGCATCTTCTATAGCAGAAGTTGTTACTACATTCACTAAACCCCAATCACTAAGAAGTTGAGCAATACGATTACGACGTTGTACATCGTTAACAAAGAGGTTTGCTCTCTTACCATCTAATGCAAATAGTTCTTTAAAGTGAACTATGTAATACTTTCCTTGCTTATGCAAGATATGACATGATTGATATATCTTCTTTTCTTTCCGAGAAGCGACACCAATTCTAGTTAAAGTTTCTCTAACCTTTAGGAAGTCATCTGGCTCTTTTAAAGTCACCTCAATCATCTGGTCTGGAGACCAATTATACTCTTGATCTTCACTCATCGTTTTCCTCCAGTATCAAGTCGTTGTTTTATAAATTCAATTTGTTCATTAGTAAGAATTTTCAGAGCACTTTTAGCTTTATCATTACTATAACCATAGTATCGTTTGACGAGCTCTAAGGTCTCAATTTTCTCTTTCCTAATCCAAGGCGAGAATCTTTTCCTCGGTCTGACAATATTTATAAAAAAGTCATACTGTAGTTTGTTACCTAGATGAGATGAAAGATTCATCTCATTGGCAATGAAGATTGTATCTTTAAAACCAGAAAGACACTTGTTAATAATATAGGGCGGATAATCTTTTTCTTCTGCTGTACAGTTATCTATAAGATTTTCCTTAGTGGAATTAATAGAATTAAGCCACTCTTTCAATTCAACCATTTTCTTGGTCAACGTTACGAATTACTATTCTATTACCTTCTATGAAAAATTGCAACTCATCATCATGATCCCATAATAGCTCTTCATATAATGAATTAAGTCGATCCATATCTTCCCACAAATCATTTACTTGATGATCTTCCATTAGTTAGTATCCTCCAACTGTTGTTGTTTGGCGTAAAATTCTTTTAGACTTGATTGACAATTAGGTGGATCAGGTTCTTTATAACCTTTCATCTTTTTCCACTTTTGATACAAAGCACCTAAGATCCATGATTGAGATAGACTTTTAGGCCCATTCTCTAACAACTCAAGTGACCTCTTATCACTTATATATGCTTTGTATTCTTCCCTCCAATTGGAGTCATCAATGTCCATCAGTTTGGTAATTTTCTATTAAAGTTCCAGTAATCAAATTTTTGCCAAAGATAATATATTCCTATCAAAGTTCTCTTGACAAACTCTTCAAAGAATATGATCGGAATAACAATGAGATCAAATATACTCATCGTCATATTGGAACATCCTCAATAAAGTCAGGACATAATAAAGCACCAGCAAGCTCTCTTGCAGACGTATTATGTTCTGTTAATTTATTCATCCAGATCCTTTCGTCTAAGGTAACTGGTACTCCATCTGTTGTAATTATTCTACAACAAATATCAGTAAGTTTTAATCTGTACTTAGTTGATAGCATTAGTCATTCTTCCAGCAGTAAGAAGGAATCGGATCTATGATATCATAAATGTTTGGATTAGACAAGAGAGCTCTTCTATATGGCCCAAACTTAATACCTCTACCCCAACCAAGATTTGCAGAGAACAATTCCGTTTTAGTTATCTGTCCTCTTTCCTTAATAATAGCAATTAATTTTTTAGTTACTTCTGTATTAGTTCGCTTCTGAGAATTAAACAGGTTAGTAATATAATCACTCATCTTAAGAATCTCATTTTCATAGATAAGATTTTCTTTTAGATAACTCTGAGATATTACAGACTGTTT